TCATCAAATGAAAAGAGCTTAGTACGTGGCGTAGTTACTATAAGCTGTTTGGTTGCAGGGTTCATAAAATCAGTCTATTTCTGCCGTTAGTTCTACAAAAATTGATTGCCCCGAGGTCGGCGTAAAATTATCACGGACCTCCAAAATGCCATAAAGGCTGCGTGATGCGGCTGCGCACACGAATTTTAAACGGGTTGAAAAATTGCTCGATTCCGCACAATCAGACCCAGAGCCTTCCGCACCCATTGCATCAAAATCAATAAAGCCTATTTTATTGGCCCTGTTCGCATACAGGGATGCAAAGGGCGAATTATCAGCAATCGGTGAAATGGCTGTATGAAATAAATGCAATCTGAACCGGGACGCATTGGATGCCTGGTCAGTGACTAACCGCGCTTTAACGATATAACCTGAGCCCGCGTTAACGCGTGCAATATTAGTGAATGATAACAATGCGGGCGCAGATGTTGAATTTGAAAAAACATCAAGCGCCGTATAATAATCCGTATTGGCAGGCCGGGCATAACTGGCGGAAACTAACGCACTCTGGCCTGATACTGAACCTATATGTAACTCACCTGCTAGTAAAGCAGTCGATGATCCAGATTCCAGGGCGGCTAATATGGCAGCCAGATTGCCGCCCGTTTCCCGGGCGGCACCCGTAGGAAGCGGCAAGGACGCGGCTGAAACAGGTTGCGTTACGGCTGACCCATCAACGGGGATTCGTCCGGTAACTAAAGCGGGCGTTTTTGCATCAATACTGGCAATCGATGTATTTCCGGTATCCTGTTTGGCCGAGGTTGACGCGCCCGATGCTAGCGGCAGCGCCCCTTGGTCGGAAGCCAGCACAACCGGAATACTGGCATTTGCCAACGCCTGGCCTAAAGCCGGGTTTGTGTTGATCGTTTGAGGGGTTCCCGTGGCGTCAAGGACTTGTATGGAAGTTGGCATGAGTATTTTCCTTTTATATAAGTGCTGTTAAGCCCGATGCTTGCATGGCGGAAAAATCGAAAGTCCCTGGGGTATAGGCTACCGGGGCAGCAAACCCTTTATACAGTGTACAGAGTAGATAGGCGCCGTCGTAGTAGCAAACTATCAAATCCAATGCACCCGCCTCAGTGCTTAAGGCCGCCGCCCCCTTCGGGAATCGGTAAGAAGTATCGTAGGTTAATAGCCTCTTACCGACTGAATCTTGTGTACACGCTATTCTAATTAACCTGCCATCGCCAAGATTTACAGGGTTTAACAGAACATGGTTTTTAGTGAGTCTTATCGAAAAATTAGACTGCCCCTGGGCATTTAACACCACATCATTGTCACTATCAGAGAGTGAAACTACCGAAGTTTCAGCCTCCCCTGGTGGTCCTGGTGGTCCTGGTGGCCCCTGCTCAGACGATATTAAAACATCAATAACGGGGGTAATAAAAAAAGACATAGGGTTATCTCGTTATTTGCTCGCTAAACATAACTACACCGTAGCACAGGCGCACGGTATCGCTATTTAAAAAATAAATTTCCAGATCATATAAACCGCCTGCACCGATTAGCGCATCGGTATCGGCTGCTGCTATGTAAAAGTCCATTTTTCCAATGGATGGGGTAATCGTAATCCGGTTGTTTTCGGTGCTGAGCTCCAGTAAAAACGAAGCCGATTCCACAGTTTCCCGAACTTGCATTTTAGCCGTGCAATCCGTTAAATTAATGGGCTGGCCGTTGCTGTCATTCCAGATGAGTGAATGCCGCCACGTCGCCCCTTTTTCAATAACTGGAAGATTTAATTTAGCCGCTTTCACCCAGTTTCCTTAGTTAAATTAGGTTAACTTATCATAGTCCTTAGTTAAAGCAGGTTTAAGGTGAAACATTTCACCTTACAATTGCCCCGCCCATGGCGCTACCATCTTGCCATGAGTAAAACACCCCCGGTATCCATTGCCCTTTCTGCACGGCTGATTGAGCTGGGCGGTTCTGTGCCTACCGAAATTAAACTACTTCCATCAGGTAAATTCAAAGCCAAGGACGGACGCCCGCACGGACTATCCGGCTGGCTGATGAATGACCAAAGCGCCGGTGCATTGCTTAGCGCTTGTGCCAGCCAGCAAGACAATTACCTGATCGATTACGACCACCAGACCTTGTACAGTAAAACCAACGGCCAACAAGCGCCCGCCGCAGGCTGGTTCTCAGCCCTGCAATGGCGGTCTGATGACGGTCTTTATGCCACCAATGTCGAATGGACAGCCGCCGCAACCCAAGCCATTGAGTCCAAAGAATACCGCTACATCTCCCCGGTTTTAACCTTCAACCCAAGTACCGGCGAAGTCACCGGCCTGCTGATGGCCGCCCTGGTCAACTATCCCGCGCTTGATGGCTTGAACGATCTTGCCGCCGCACATTTTCACGTTTCACTACAACAGGACATCACCATGGATCAAGACGAACTGCTTGAACGCCTGCGATATTTACTCAACCTTCCAACGTTAGCAACGCTTGATGAGGTGCTAGCTGAGCTGGAAAAACTCAAAACCCTTATCTCAACACCCGAAGACACGACCCAAGGCCTGGCCGCTTATTTAAGCGCGCAAACCCACCGGATAGAAGAACTGTCCGCACACCTGCCAGATGTGTCAAGCTTCGTGCCCGTTGAAGTAATGCAAGCCCTGCAAGGCGAATATGCCGCGTTACTGGCTACAGTGCAAGGCGATAAAATCCGTCAGATGATTGAGCCTGCCCTAGCCGATGGCCGCTTGTTACCCGCGCAAAAAGTCTGGGCGGAAAAATTAGGCAGCACAGACCTGGCCGCACTCACGACCTATCTGGATACTGCCCGTCCTATTGCCGCCTTAAGTGGCCTGCAAACAAATGGGATAGGGCCTGATGACCGGACAATAAGCGCCTTTAAAACGCCGACAGGTTATTCAATTGACCCTGAAACGGTGGCTTTACATACCAAAATTAAAAACTACCAATCTGAACATAACACCACTTATGAAGCCGCCATATTAGCGGTTGAGGCGCAATTATGAGCAAGCAAAGTTTTCCCCTATTAACGCTAACCATCGCAGCCTCTGCCACCCTGGTGGCCGAACGCTTTATCACTTTCGCGGGCGCTGTCCCTTCCGCCGATGCCGCTGTGTTGGGCGTCGTCAGAACCGCCGCCGTGTCGGGTGATAAAGTCCCCGTCGATGTCCTTGGCACCACCGTTTGCGAGGCAGGCGGGGCTATCACCGCAGGCGACACCTTAAAAGTGGATGGCACCGGCAAAGTCATCACCTGGGCGACTTCAGGCGCTAAAGTAGGGATTGCCCTGCAAGCCGCTTCAGGCACCGGAAAATTTATCGAAATTTTATTGCTGCCCATCGCCGCATAAGGAACCGCCATGACTCAAATGACTATCTCAGCAACGCGGGTTATCGACCCGATTTTATCAACCGTTGCCCAAGGCTATAAAAACTCGGCCCTGATTGGCAGCGCCTTGTTCCCCTCCGTTCCAGTCACCCAACGCGCCGGAAAAATTATCCAGTTTGGAAAAGAAAGCTTTATGACCTTTGATACGGCACGGGCGCCGGGAACCGCCGTCAAGCGGATTTCTATCGGCTATGGCTCACAAACCTATGGTATTGTTGACCACGCCTTATCCGCTGTCGTTCCGATTGAACTTCTGGAAGAAGCGCAAGCCGTCCCGGGTATTAACCTGGCGTCTGCCTCCGTGCGCACCGTCCAGGATATTATGCAATTGCGGCTGGAAATTGACCAGGCGACACTGGCAACGACCGCAGGCAGTTATCAGGCCGCTAACAAGACGACATTATCAGGCACCAGCCAATGGAGCGACCTGACCACCGGCGTATCCGACCCCCTCAAAGATATTGAAGTGGCAAAAGATGCAGTACGCCAGGCCGTAGGACAACGCGCCAACACCGTCGTTCTAGGTGCAGCCGTGCTTAAGTCTATGGTGCAACACCCTAAAATTATTGATCGTATTAAATATACCGGTCGTGATGTGCCTACACCTGAACTGTTAGCCTCCCTGTTCGGCGTTTCCACGGTCGTGGTAGGCGATGCCATCAGCGCCGATGAGGCGGGCACCTTCTCCGATATTTGGGGAAAATTCGTCATTGTGGCCTATACCGAACAAAGCGGCCTGGCCGATATGGGGAGGCCGACTTACGGCTATACCTACCAGCTATCTGGCTATCCCTTTGTAGAAACGCCGCATTACGACTATACCACGCGGTCTTGGCTCTATGACGTATCCGATGCGGTTAAACCGGTCCTTAGTTGCGTGAACGCGGGCTATCTGATTTCTGCGGCGGTGGCTTAAATGGCCGATAAAACCCATAAACCCGTTGATACTGAGTATCGGGTAATAGAACCCCTGCAACATGACGGCTTTAGCTATCAGCCGCAAGATAAAATAGTGCTGTCTGAACAGGCGGCCTCGGTGTTACTGGCTAACAACCTCATTTGCAAACATGAGCTATTGCACGAAACAAAACCTGATTGACCGGTTTGGCGTGGCTGAACTCATCCAGCGCACGGATAGGGACAGACGCGGGGACATTGACGATGCGGTGTTGATGCAGCTAATAAGCGACGCTGACTCGGAAATCAATGGCTACCTGGGCGCTTACAGCCTGCCGTTAGCCAATGTACCGGCTAATTTTGTCCGCTTGGCGGGCGATATTGTCAGGTATTATTGTTACGACGACCAAATGAATGAGCCCGTAAAGGCCCGTTATGACAGTGCTATCGCTTATCTAAAAATGGTCGCTAACGGGACGATAAAACTGGCCCCCGATAGCCGTGGGGAACCGATTCCATCAGCCATGGGCGGTATCTTAATCAGCAGCAATGCGCCGGTTGCCGTGGAAAATTATTAATGATGCTAAGGGCGCTGGTTGAAGACACCATCCGGCTGGCAATCCATGAATTTAAAGACGTGGGCGGGGCGGCGGGTATCCAATCCGTATTGGCGAATGCTGTCACGCCGCCGGGTTGTTATGTGTTCAGGCAAAAAGTAACCGTTAACCCCAATACCGCGATTAGCACAATCTCGCAACTGAGCATGGAAACGCTGGGCGTATTGGTCGTGACCCGCAATGTGCAGGATGCCCGGGGCGGGGTTAATTCAGACGAAAGCGAAGCCTTATGCACTCTGATCCGGGGCGTGTTACTTGGCTTGACGGTTGATAACAGTTATGCGCCGCTGGAATATGGCGGCGGCGATCTGGTTTTAATGCGTGACGGGCTGCACTTCTGGCGCGAACTTTGGCAAACAAGCCGCTATCTTCGGGTAGCTTAGGATTAAAAATGAACTTGAACTTTGAAGACTATAAAAAAACCGGAAAAAGTGGCAGCTATGACGCTAAGACTGATTCTTATGTATTGGACGATGGACCCCAAGAAATTACGGAGGGGGAACAACTTGTACAAATTGACGTAAATAATGCACAACCTGACAGTCAGGAAACTGCACAACCTGACGCCATGGAAACTGTAAGTACAGACAGGCAAGAAACGATAAAATCAACTGGATCGGGAGTAAAGCCATGAGCGGGATTGAAGATATAACAGAACAAGAACCGGTTGAAGCTGAAGAGGGTGCCGGGATTGATGCGGACGATGCAGCCGAAGCCGTAGCTGAATCCGACGATGAACACAAATTAGGGGAAGATGATGAGTGATCCACGCCTAACCAATAAGCGATTTTTAATTGCCAAGGCCGAAACCACGCCCGGTATTGATTCGTCCCCAACCTCAGTAAACGGCCTCTATGTCGAAACGTTGACCGTAAAAAAACTCGATGTGAAAACCATTGACCGCAACACCATCAAGCCGTTCATGGGGTCGAGTGCAAAAGTGGTGGCGACCTCTGAAGGCCAGTTGGATTTTGAAATAGCCTTGGCCACCGGCGGCAATGCAGCAGGCGTCCCCACGCCAGGGACAACCCCTGCCTATGATGCTGTTTTACGCGGCTGCGGCATGGTAAAAACCGTTTCAGCGACAGCCATTAGCGCTACTGCCCAAGGCGGCACGCTCAACAGCATCAAACTGGATACGGCCGCTTCGGCGACTGATGATATTTACTGCGGGATGACCGTCCTCGCGGAATTTCAATCCGGCGTATTACAAGCGCCCGGTGTTACCGACCAGGCACAGATAAAACTGCCCGCCACCGATAACATAGCAACGGGGTCAACCGTCGGCACCTCGACAACAACCGCTATAAACCTGGCCGTAACCGCTTCGGCGGATGATGATTTCTATACCGGCATGAGCTTGATCATAGCCGGGCAAACCCGGACTATTTCGGCTTACGTAGGTTCCACGAAAGTAGCCACCGTCTCCTCGGCTTTTCCCTCTGCACCCGCAGCGGCAACGGCTTACACCATCCTGTACAATGATGATTATTATGTCGGCATGGCGGCCACCGTCGTGCATTTTTCCGGGACTATTGTCAGCTCAGGAAGCTTTATATCAACGGTTAATTATATCTATCTACCCGCTTCTTTAGCTTCCGCTAATATCCTTGGCTGTGACTTGAAAATTACAACGGGGGCCGTTACAGAAATACGCCGTATTTCCGCTTATGACACCGTAAGCAGGAAGGCAACCTTAGCATCAAAACTGGCGACGATCCCCACATCAGCTTCAACGTTTAAGGTCACTGAGATCAAGCCCATCATTGCCAGCAACGGCACCACGCGGCTGGTAACCGTTAAAACACCCTATAAGTTCCTGACGCTAGTGGGTGGCGCGTTTACCCTGTCAGCCTATCGCCTGGTGATTGATTACAATGGCACCAGCAAGATTGCAACGGTCACGCCCGCCTTTAAAAAAGCGCCCACGACAACCACCGTTTTCTCGTTTAACCCCTTCGTTAAATATACGCCGTCATCTGCAAACCACATCAGTAACACCTTTTACTATTATGAAGACGGCGCTTTGCATAGTTTTATTTATGCCCGGGGCAATGTCTCGTTTGAGTTTAACAACAACGCCATTCCCGTGATGAAGTTTTCCTATAAGGGACTTGTTGACCGCTACGAAGATGGGGCCTTCCCCAGCTTTGACTTAAGCGCGTGGGTTGAGCCTTTACCGATTAATTACGACAATACGCAAAACCTGATTGTTAACGGTTTCGCTGATACGGTCATGGATAAAATCAGTTTTGACCTCGGTAATGAGTTGGTGCATTTAGACGCCCCTGGCGCTGATATGATCTATATCAAAAACCGGGCGGTGAAAGGCAATGTATCTATCTGGTCACCTTTAGCTTCCCAGGTTGATTTTTACAGCGCGATTATTAACGCGCAAACCAACCAGGTCTCGTTTACCCACGGCCCGATCGGCAACCAAATCTCCATTTTTTGTAAATCCGTGCAATTGCTCAATCCCAGCGATTCAGAAAAAGACGGAATCCAAATGCTTGGCATGGATTTTAATATATTGCCGACCGGAACCGGCAGCAACGATATAAACATCATTTTACAATAGGTTTTTTATGGCGCTGGTCATTGGTAAAAAAGAATCACGTATCATCCCGGTGGAAGCTAAAGAGCCCTTGGATGGCGATAAAGTTACACTGCATAAATTTGATGTTGAATTTGAAATCATCCCGCGTGACCTCTGGTCGTCAATGTCCGAGCGCTGGGAAGAGCTTGCCCAGCAACTAAGGGCCAGCCCCGATGCAATGACGGGCGATGATAGCAAAGAAGCGCGTGAACCGATCTGGAAAATAGCCAAGCCGTATATACGGGCTATCGGCCCGCTGTTGGACGATAAAAAACAGCCCATGGAGTTCACGCCCGAACTGCTCGACGCCATTCTTGCCGAACCCTGGCTGCAACAGCCTATTGCGGATGCTTTTATGTGCGTCCAGCTAGGACTTACCAATGCAGACTACCGGAAAACCCGCTTAAAAAACTGACTGCGGCGGGCTATTATTGGGTAACGTCTACTGAAAAACCGATGCCCTATGCCCCTAACAAGCCGCTCTCTGATACGGAATTTTTCGGCGTACCCAGCCTGGCAAAGAGTGTCGAAAACCAACACGCTGGCAAACCGGATTGGTTCGTGGAATGGCTAGCCGAGAAACCGGGAACGACTGATTTTATCGTCTGGTTTGATGCCTGGGCAGCGATTGGCCTGTTTGCCACGCTGCAAACACAATGGCGCACCGGCTATGAAGGCGTGACCGGACTGGATTACACCGCTGTTATTGCGGTTATTTCTCTTAACTGCCAACGAAAATCGGAACAAATGGCCTTGCTGGTTGACATACAGGCTCTCGAGCACGGCGCCCTAACCGGTATCAATGAGCAGCGCGAACAAGCCGCCAACGAGACAACAGGAAAAAAATAATGGCAGCACCTATTGTACTGGGCATTACTATCCACGCCGATGGCAGTTCTCAAGTAACCGGTGAGCTGCACCGGATTCAGGCCGCCGTTAGCCAGACCGGAGCAGCCGCACAAACCACCTCACGCCAATTTTCCGAACTCGCAAATGGGCAACGGGAAGTTACATCAGCAACCAACGCCAGCGCCTCAGCATTCAACAGGTTTGGTATATCAGCCGCCGCCATGGCGGGTACTGTTGCCGGTATTGGTATGGCTATGTTGGGTAAAAGTATTATATCAACTACTGAGACGTTACAAAATCTTGAAGTCCGTATGCGGAGCCTCACCAAGAGCACCGATGATTACACACAAGCAACGGCCTATCTGGCAGAGGTATCCAACCGACACCATAAGGATTTAATCGGCTTAACGGATTCTTTTAGCAGGCTTTTGACGATAGAGCAAACGGGGATTATATCCCGTCAACAAAGTGCGGCCATTCTTGAAGGATTAAGCAACGCACAGAGCCGAACGGGGGCAAGTTCAGAACAATTAGGGCAATCAATGGTGGGGCTTACCCAGGCATTAAGCTCTGGCACGCTACAATGGGAGGAAATGAAACAGGTCACTGAGCCTATTCCTGGACTAATGGTGAAAATTGCAGAAGCCGCAGGCTATACCGGACAATCAGCCGTAGGGGATTTTAAAAACGTCGTGGCAGCAGGCCAAGTCACTTCTGAAATGTTTGGACGTATCCTGGTCGGTTCATTGGCACAATATCAAGGCGCGGCTGAAGATGCAGGAAGCACGCTAACGGCAAAATATTCAGACATCCAAAACGCCTGGACAAATTTAGTTAAAGTGATCGAAACCCCTGTCGCTGATGTCTTAACCCCTGTTTTAACAGGTATTGCCATCGCCGTGGAAGATTTAGGACTTGCCGTCGGCTCATTAATGGCGAAATGGCGTCAATTAACAGGTCTGATAAAGTCAGGCGGGGCAGGTGACAACGGGCAAGTTATCGACTTGACCGGACGCGCAAAGCCACCAGGCTATACAGACGCTAGCAGCGCTACAAAACAAACGACAGCGACAGCGGATGCGCTTGAAATTAGAAAACAGATAGAAGCCAACGCCACAACACACACTAAAGCTGCTGGCGCTCATCATGCCGCCTCAAAGGTACACAGTGCAGCGGCTAAAGCCATTTCAGACGCGGCACGGGAAGAAGCGCAAGCCGTTAAAAGCCTGCAATCCGCTTATGAAAGCCAAGTGGCCTCCCTACTGGAAGCCAAAGCCACTCAAGCGGACACCAGCGCCACGGCGGCGATGGAATACAAAGTACAATCGGGCGCGCTTAAGAATCTGTCGGAAGAAAAAAAGCTGTATTTATTACAACTGACCGCTGAAAACCAAAACAACGAAAAGGATGCCAAAGCCAAAAAGACCCAAGCCGACGCAATGGCCGCCCTGGTCAGCCAATACAACCAACTCACCCTATCGGCACGGGATTATTATCGGCTAACATTAACCACTAGCGGCATAGCGCCCAACCAACAAGCGCCCATCATGGCGCAATATGACAAGAATATCGCCAAAACGTCAGAAACAGCCAGTATCGCCAAGGATGCCGACGCCTTAAAGTCTTATGTTGCCGCCTTAGACCAGGCCAAGGTTAAAACCAGCGACTTGGGCGCTATCACATCTGGGGTATTTGATGGCGCTCTGGGCGGTATCAATGCCATGGCGGGAGCTTTTGACCTGATGGTTAATTCCATCACGGAAAACACCGTGGCGCTGGCCGAAAATGCCCGGATGCAGAAATTAAACGAGGCCAACCCCAAGGCCATTGATTACCAGAAAAATAAAATAAAGCTGTCAAAAGACGAGGCAACGCTTGAAAAAGGCAACCTAAATTCAACGCTCACTGGCCTTCGCCAGATTTCAGCCGGTGCAGCATCGATGTTCAACGAGCGCAGTACCGCCGCCAAAGCCTTTAACACCTTGTCACAAGGGCTGGCCGCTGCCCAGATGGTTATGAACGCCGCTACCATGGCGTCTAATTTCACAACGACAGAAACCGGCGTTGCGGCAGGCGCGGCGCAAATGTTCGCCCAGTCAGGCTGGGCAGGCTTTGCCGGGGTTGCGGCCATGTTGGCGGTGATGGCAACCTTGGGTTTTGCCAGCGGTGGCAGTAGCACAAGCAAAGCGGCGGACATGACGCCGGAACAAAAAGCCGCCACCGCAGGCGGAGGCACCTCTCTAGGCGACCCGCTTAAACTCTCGGAAAGCATCAACAACTCACTCACGCTTTTAAACGACATCAACGCCGCGCAATACGTCGAGTTAATGGGCATCAACGACGGTATTAAAAACCTGACCGACGCCATCAAGCAAACCATCGCCAATGTGTTTAAAGCCGGGGGCTTAACCTCGTTTGAACCCAATAAGAAAAACGTTAACACCATTGCCACGGGGATCTGGACAGACCCTATCGCCTTTGGGGATATCCTGGCGGGCGCAATCGTCAGGTCACGGCAAGCCGATGTAGTCCAAACCGGCCACGGCGGCGGATTCTTTGGCGGCCAAAAAACCTACACCTACCAACTGCAACTTTCCCAACTGGATTCAGGCATTGCCAAAGGCATTAATGACATATTTGCCAGCATTGGCGATACCATGTTGGGTTTATCAAGAGCGTTAGGCCAGGGTCTTGAGGGAAAACTAAGGCAAGCGGTTATCCCGTCCATCTCCCTTGATTTAAAAGGCTTGACCGGCGAAGAGGCCGCTAAAAAGCTTAATAACGTCATTAGCGCCGCCATGGACCGCATGGCCACCAGTGTCTTTGGCGACATCATTGGTAAATACCAGCAACTCGGGGAAGGCATGTTGGAGACCGCCGTCCGGGTGGTTGCTGAAGTGGCGGTCGTCAAGGATGCCTTTTCAGTTTCAAAGCAAACCATTGGCCGTGATGCCCTGGCGATTGCCGATGGTATCGTGACCTTTGCCGGGGGGCTTAAAGAGTTCCAAGACCAATTTGGCGTCTATCTCGACAAATTCAACGGCGACCGGGAAAAAGCCATCAGGCAACAAAAACAACTGGCCGAAGCGCTGAAAACAGTTGACCTTGCCTTGCCCACGACGCGCGAGGGCTATCGCAAATTACTGGAGTCGTTGGACATGACCAACCACGCCAATATTGAGCGCTATGCCATGCTCATTAAATTAAGCACAGCTGCCGATGCGTATTACTCGGCACAGGCGAGCCTTGCCAAGTTCAAAAAAGACCAGGAGATAGCCCTAATGGAAGCCCAAGGCCGTACCCTGGCGGCGTTAAATGCCAAGCGCCAGCAGGAAATAGACGCCCTCGACAAGCGCTACCAATGGCAACAAAAGCTCATCAACGCGACACAAGATGTCAGCGATGCTTATGCCAAGGCTGAAAGCGTATTGACCAGCATTAAAACCCAGTTTGACGGCATTGCCGATAAATTAAAGGCGTTCAGGATTTCGTTAAGCCTTGGGGCCTTGTCGGCCTTGCCCAAGCCTGTGCAGTATGCCCAAGCACTCGGCCTGTTTAATGAAAATATCGCTAAAATAGCCTTGGGGTTAGGAACGACAGTCGACAGCCAGAACCGTTATGCTAAATCACTGGAGGCCCTGGAAGGCAACACCACCGCACTTTTAACCGCGTCCATGGCGCATTCAGCCACGGCGGTAGACTATGCAAGGGACTATGCCAAGGCCATGGCGGCGGTCAGCAATGCGGAAACCGGGGCTAAAGCTGTTAGTACCGATGCGCAGAAGCAGTTAACCGAATTAAAATCTTCAGTAAAAGGCTTGATAGCCATCAATAAATCGGTGTTATCCGTCCATGATGCCGTTAAAGGCGTACAGGCCGCCATTGTCGTGCTGGTTGGCGTGCAGGCCGGTAAAGCCGCCGCTGATGCCGCGCAAAGAGCCGCCGATGCCAACCAGGGCTATAAAGTTTCTGAGGGGCATATGCCCCCGCCAACCCCGCCTGTTGGGGATGAACCCTATGCCTGGATTGCCATGTGGCAACAACGGATTGCACAATATAGGGCTGGGGTTATACCCCAAGCCATGCTCATGGCGTTATATAATGCTGAAACAGCCAAAGGCCGGCATGATGTCGATACCTTATGGAATGGCGGCAGGCTGCAAGGCTATGAAAAAGGCGTTAATTACGTCCCCAAAGACATGCAGGCCAATATCCACGAAGGGGAGCGGATCATCCCGGCGGCGGATAATAAGTTGCTGATGGCGCGGCTGATGGAACCGCCTGAAACCAACACAGCCAGCTTGGCCTTGCTCGAAGAAATCAGGGCGTTAAGGGCGGAGGTTAACTATCTTCGTGATGATGTCAGGCGGGGGGATGCCGCCAATGCCAGCGCCACCAAGGAAACCACCCGGCAACTCAAACAATGGGATATTGACGGCATGCCCGCCACCACCGTATGAAATTTATCAAACCCGTCCCGATTATAGAAACCGGTACCTTTGCCCGTGCTACAACCGGCGCGTGGTTTGACGAGTTCGGTGTTTTACAAACCGCCGCTATAAATACAGTGCGCAGCTCATATGAGCCTGAAGTTAGACTGTTATTGGAACCTTCGGCCACCAACCTGT